ATGCATCTTGCTCTCAGCATATTTCCTAAGATCAAGATCTGTTCCTTGGGTAACATAAGCATTTGCCTGATTTGTGTACCAAAGAAGCATGTGTTGCTTGATGTGCTCAATCTCTTGGGGTAAGCACTTCTGGGCAAGCATAGGGTTGCTGCCAAAGATAGGATCTAAAGCAAACTTAAGATGCGTCTGTATGTGCGCCAGATGGTCTTGGCTTGGGTAAGCAAAGGCTGGACGCCCAAGAGCCATAGCAGCGTTCTCATCAATCGCATTCATCTCCATAGGCTTGACAGCTGTCGGCATTAGCTCACTAGGATTTGGCACCTTCATCTGTTTTAGAGCCCTTGAGTACACCGCCCTACGGTCAAACAGGTCTGGCGCTTCTTTAGCAAAGGCAATAACCGCCTGCGTCTGCGCCATACGTTGTGTTTCTGAGAAGATGTGCGGGTCAGAGACTGGCACCACGTCAGAGTTACGCTTAAAGTCTTCACGGGTAATTGGCAGATCTTCAACTATGTCACCACGGCGTTGGTCATCCAAGTACCAGCGGTTAATACGGCCAAGAACGCGCAGTACACGGGCTTGAGAGTCGTGCAAACGTGCGTGAATGGCTGAGAATACCGCCGCACCCTGCTCAATTAACGCTTGAGTGGTACCTACAGGCGCATTAGACGTGATGTCAGCGATCTTTTCCTCTGCTGTGGTCACTACCCCCTTGGCTGCCGTGGTAAGCCAGCCTAGAAGCTCTAATAGAACCGGAGAAGGTGGGTTAAATGGCATAGGCATGGCGATCTTGCGTACATCATCCACACCCGGAGCGCCCTCAATCTCAATAACCTGCGTCACATCAATCTGATCAGACTGGCCAGAGATCTTGCCGCCCTTTAACTTCATCATCGTGGCGCTGTTATTGATGTGTGCGGTATCCAACAGAGCACGCAGAGCGCCTGTAAGAGCTGCAGACATGCCACCAATCAGGTGAGGTAGCCCAATGGCGTAGGCACCGCGCCAAGGGATGAACTTAAACTCAATGAGCCAGTCCAACTTGGTCATTGTGTCGTCGCCTTCTTCCCAGTTTCTGTACAAACCAATAACTTCTGACGTCAAATCGTCAATTATTAGGATGTATGGCGCTAGTTCACCCTTGCTGCGCTCGTCATCATCCATCTCCAGCCATGTATAGATGTGGAAAACGGTACGAATACCGTCCACATTGTCCGACATGCTCTTGCCTTCGATCTTGTCGTTGGCCTTTTCTACGGAGTTTTGCTCAGGATCGAGCGATGCACGCACCAATGTGATGTCGCGGTATAGGCCACGGTTGACACGGCGCTTAAATTCAAACTCAGTAATCTCATGAACTTCAGTTACGCGCTGTGCTGTGTAGAAGTTTGCGGCTGCAAAGGGCAGGTAGACGTTATCAATGGGCACAAACTCAGCGCATGGGCGCTTCTTCTGCTCGTCGTACCACATCTTCATGTACTGTGAGCCACCTAAAGGCAGTTGTGTCAGCAATTGTTCCTGCTCGTCGCGGTACTCTTCGATCTGCTCAGTCAACTGCCAGTTCATCCAGTCACGCTTACGCTCAGCAACCTCAACCTTCTCAGGTGTTGACTCACCTAGAACGTGGGAACGCACTGGGCCATCAGGTGGAAACAGCTCTTTGATAGCACGAGAGGCGAAGTCAATACAGCCTTCAGCCATAATTGGATGCACAACCTTAGACGCACCATTGAAGTTTGCACCACCGGGGGCGTCGTTACCCATACCAGTACGGCGCAGGCCATCCTCATACTGCTTGTCACGGCCTTTGCGGTCTTCCTTGTCCTTCTCGATGTACTCAAGGTACTCAAGGGCAAGGCTGCTCAGGTCTAATGGGCTGAACTCTTCAGACAAGTTAGCGTAGAAGTCTTCATCATCTGACGGGCCTTTAAAGCCATTCATATGAACTACTACTGAGCCATCATCTAACTCTTCAAGTTCACCTTCTTCCTCTTCCATGTCAACGATAGCCCCGCCATCAGGCGTATTAGTTATCCCATCCATAAAGCGCCCATACTCTGGGTCTATTGGCATTTCAGGCATGATCGTTCCCTTTAAGTTGCTCTTGCTAATGCTTGATTAATTATGTCGTCGAGGCTTACAACACCGCCTTCAGCCATACATACTGCGCCGCCTTGGGCATATCCTTTTTGTTTGGAATATTTGAGTAATATGTTTTCCCAATCTTCCCTAGTCAAATAATAATTTAGTTCACCAGCTTCCTGCGCTTTGTTAAATAAGCTTAGACGTTGAGCTTGTCCTATGTTTTGTAACTCAGGGTTTTCTGGCATAAACTTTGACAGAGTTGATGGGTTAGGTTGATACATATCAGCATAAGCTGAATCACCAACATTCTTAAAATTACCCGACTTAACAAAGTCTTGAACAAATGGAATGTACTCAGGGTTAGGCTTACGGTTGTTCTTACCTTTGATCTCTAGGATATTTTTTGGCATTTCTTTCTTTGCCATATCAACAGCAATATCTTCAATGTCTTTGCTTGTATATCCGTTAGGTAATTTCTTGGCTTCTTCTTCTGCCGCAGCCATATATTTTTGAACCTGCTCATGCCTTGGTGCATATTTATTAGGCTCAACCTCAATCGTTACATGAGGCTCACCCTTAGCATCACGCAGCGAATATATCTCAACATCACCACGCAGCAATGGCTCACAGTGTCCAGCGCCACCAACGCAATGACGCATCATCTCGCCTTCGTACTCAGTGGCTTCTCTAACGGCTGCTTGAGCTTCGGACTTTGGTAACCCTTCTGGTAACTTGATCTGTCTCCAACTGACGCCCTTTGGATTGTTTTCTGTGTATTCTTTAAAAAGATGTACTGCAGGGTTGTTAGCAATCTCAAGATTTTCTTTAGCTTTCTGCGTGTCGCGCCACGCACTAATCTTTCCAGACAATGCAGATACATCATCTACAGTCATCTTCTCCAAATCTTTTGGGCTGATACGTAAAGATTTAGGCAAAACAGTTTGTGGATTCATTGCTTCTTTTATTTCGTCCATCATGTGACGGAATTCAAAAGTAGCATCAGCCATAGGGTCAATCCCATATACAGACAAATCTGGCTCAATTTTAGACAAATAGGGGTTTTTGTTAAGAATATCTTGGTCTTCTTGGTATCTAGCCGCTTTGATAGGTTCTATTTCCATGTCAACAGCTCTTTCCCATCGCTTAGCCGCTGGGTGTAAGGAAACATCTTCAAGCGGCATACCTTCTCTTTTTCTTCTGTTTGTTAGGTATGGCTGTGCTGGAGGAGGCTCAATCCATCCACCCTCAGGTATTGTTTTATGAAACAATCCTTGTGTGGCTATATATTCTTCATCGGCAAATTTTTCCCGAGCCTTCTCTAAATCACCCTCAGACAATGTAGTGTCCTTACCTGCGGCTTTAGCTTTAGCAATATCAGCTTCCATCTTAGCTAGTCTTGCTTGGTTAACTTGCTTTAGCTTTTCACCCTCAGCAGCACGGCGCTCAATACCTAAACGAATAGGATCTGTCTCTGTCCCCATTTCATTCTTGATGTATGGATTAAGTTTTTTCTCTACCCATTTATCAGCAGCCATGTCTATACGAAGCTGTTGCATATCCATTGTTGCTGCATTCAAATAACCGGCATCGTTAAGTTTGGTTGCTTCTTCTATTTCAGCAAGCAATTCAGCCTCTCTATCAATTGGCGGGGCGTTGTATCTCTTAACTCTTTTTGTTGACTCTTCAACGGAATTGTTTAACCAATTGCCACCCTTAGGCTTGATAATGTTCATACGCGGGTCAACACCGTACTTGCTGGCTACATCTAACGCCATCTCAGCTGCAGTAGGGGCAAGAGCCTTGCCAACCTTCTTGGCAGTCTTAACAGCTGGGCCTACAAGCGGAGCCACTCCCATAGCAGCGCCAGATACTTCTGGGCGTAAGTCGGTAGTCATACCAGAGCCAGTGGTCATTGGCATGTCGTAAGCAATGTTTCCTAATGCTTTAGCTATTGAAGGCACTTCCAAGAAACTAGATACCATCTCACCGGCTGGGTTCTCATAACCAAACGGGGCTGATATAAAGTCATGTACCGCCTGCACGCCTTGAGATGCCTTATCGAGCAAAGGGTACTTAGGTTGAGGCTTTAACTCTGCGTTATCTGCAGGCACCTTTAAAGGGAATAGCTGAGACACATCACGCTTTACGGGCACGCCACCTTCTGCTAAGCCGCCGTCCTTCTTGCCTGTAAGCTGTTTCATCCTTTCGCGGTACTGCGATATCTCATCAAGCAATTGTTGGTCAATAATTTGACGGCCACCACCCATCTGCAACGTACCAAACTCACTGCCTGCCTGTCTAGGATTAGCTCTGATTTGGGCAACGGTGTCAGGGAATGTTAGCTCATATGGCGTCTGCACCTCAGCACGACCAAGGAACTTGCCGGGAATATCATGCGAATATGTTGGGTGAGCTGATGGCTTTAATGTAGTAACACCGGGTTCCATCTGCAACAAGCTATAACCAGTCATACCGCGCTCTAAGTCGCGCAAATCTGGCTCTGTAATGGCGTGCCTTACATTCAGCCCTGACGGCAAACCAAGAGCCTCTGTCGTATTGGTAAGCTGCATTACCGAATTAAAATGTTTACGGGTTGCAGGGTTCTCAGCAAGATAGAGATAAGCTGCCTCTGGATGTTCTATGCCGGGAAAATCTGGCGCCTCTGGGATCTTGGCCGCGGGATTACCAGCGCGAATGATTCGGTTAGTGTGGTCAATATCTATAGCCGTCATCTTTGCTGGGTCAATAGACTTTAACAAAGCGTCAGAGTAATGAAGCGCATAGTTCATGCCTTCAGGCCCCATCGCCATGTAATTGGCTAGGACAGGGGCATCACCATATTGCCTTGAAGCTTCTGTAACCCTACGCTGAAAGCCACCGGCTGGCACCAAGCCAGAAGCCCAGCCTGCTTCTTCAGGATGGCCAAGACCAAAACGAGGGCCGCCATATTGACGAGATGGCTCACGCAGGCCAACGCCACCAATGCTGTGAATATCAAAGTCAGAGATTGATGTATCTCCCGGCAATGAAAGCATCACGCTTCCCTTGTGTGGCTCTAAGCTTATTGTCTCGGCTTCAGGAACTTCACGGCTGCGCGTTATGTCATGCTGTAACTCTTTCTCCAAATCCCACTGCTTGCGGCTCTTGCCTGCCACGTTCTCTGTCTTGCCTGTTTTACGGACAAACTCGCCAGTCATTTGAGGGGCGACGCGCTCTGCAATTTGACTTATCTCTTCTTTTGACTTTGCCTTGGCTCTTGGTAGCGGAGCAGGTAATGGCTTCTCTTTCTTCAAAGTGATGTCAGCAATATCTCGTGGGCGAAGCTTTGCCAGCTCTTCACCAGCCTCAGCAGCTTTGGCAGCACGTAAGGATTTAGTAAGGAGATTGACTCCCTCGCCAACTAAACCTGCCTTTGCCATCTTAACCACGCCGCCATTAGCTTTACTTTGTAGCGCCTCATTGATGATGTCGTCTAGGCTAACTACGCCGCCCTCAGCAAATGATGCGTTGTACGATAGGTTTACACTCTTTGATTTTGGGTCATAACCAAGCCGCGCAGATCCATCGTCTGTTAAATTAGCGTATAACTCAGCTAATCCTTTCTCATCAAATGAAGCTCCCATCTTGTGAGCCAGCTCTATGTTGTACAACAACTTTTTGATAAGTGCAGGAGATGCGCCTTGAGTTATGTTGGCAATAGCACTTAAATCAACTCCCTCAAGTGGGGTTACACCATAATTAGCAGATAAGCTAGTAATGTCTGAATATAAATCTTTGTATGCGCCTATACCGCCGCCATCAGCCTTTCCAAGTGTCTTCTTGGCCTTCTCTAGTTCCTCAGCGCCCTTATCTGTTGGTAAAGTGTGGGGCGCATACGCAGCCTCCTGTGCTGCCTTCCTAGCCGCCATCTCAGCAGCCACAGTCTGTTGCGCCGCATCAGTCCCGGTTGGTAGTTTAGTTAGCAACTCCTCAAGCTTCTTGACACCAGAACGAATTGCCCTGCCTCCAACCTGCATCTTCTGTGGCGTAATATTCTTCGCAATCTGCTGAATCATGTCTTCGCTGAGGGGTGGTGCACCGCTTGGCTGAGCGCCACCAAAATTGATTTCAGTATTAAAAAAGTTAGCCATGTTTACACCGCATAAGGGTTAGTCTTCTTGCGACTCTCATAGACGTAGTCATCATCGTCTTCTGGTGGTTCTGGGTCTATATCAAGGAATCGCGCATCCCGCAAGTATCTCAGAGCCTGTGTACAACTGTCCACAAAGTCATCATGGGTTGAATCAGGGAAACTGCAGATCTGGCTTACGAACCCCTCAGCCCAGTCCCTTACATATCCCTTACGCTGTGTGCTCTCTGGGATCCACACTCGCTTGTGGGCAATAATGTTGGCCACGATAGAAAGCCTCTGTATCTTGTCAGCCCTTCCGGGGTTGTATGCCCTAACAGGTAAATGCGCTCTTTGTAGATCTTGGATAAGCGATATTCCTGACGCCTTATCTTCAATGAGAATGAGATCAACCTTCTTTCCACCGACAAAGTTTCCTCTGCCCTCTTCCTCGGGATCAGACCCGAACGATACCTTGAACTCCTCGATAACCTTCGGACGTAGATCCGGGTATTGAAGGCGATCCTGCCATGCGTCAATAAGCATGACGGCCATTGGGCCATCAAGTGGTTTAAAAATGCCCCACGTTGTTGCCGCAGTCGGGTCATTGACGGTCTTTTCCGTGTACGCACAGTCATAGCTTTGGAGTACGAACTCAAACTTAGGGAAGGGTTTGTTACATGGCCACAGTCTAAACATGTCACGCTTGACGATGCCAGACTCCTCGGGGTCGATCAACTCAGCCTCAATCTCTTGACGGCCAAGGCTAGTGCCTTCGTACTGCAGAATCTGCTTCCTAAAGTTGTCA